ATCCACTCCGCGCGCCCAGCGCTATCGAAGCGCCAGCAGCGCTCCCGGCCAGTGCGATCCGCGTTGGCCTGCGCATCCTCAATCCAGCAGCCATCCGCGATGGTCGAAAACTTAACAACAATGCCCATGAGAAATCCTCCCGGAGGGTTGGCCCGGAGCGGGATTGCTCCGGGCATCTTCGAACTAGCGCCGGGTGCGGCGCATCTGGATATTGTATTCGCGGTCATCAATCTCCTTCTGGGTGAGGTCGCTGTCGAGCGGGACAACCCAGCCGCCCCAGCGCGCGGCGTTCTTCTCCGCAGCTTCGACGCTCTTGAAGAAGGAGACGGCGAAGGTTCCATCCGGCCATGCCGGGGCGCAGGTGGCAGCAGCCTTCGGGAGCTTCGTGGTGATCCTGCCAGTGGTCCCGGTCTTGGGGCAGGTCGCGGTGTAGGTCGTCTTGGTCATCTCAATTTCTCCCGTGTTCGTCGTTTCAACAAGGAGAGTATCTTCGATTATGAGATGGAAGTAAACCCCGTAGATGAAAAAAAAAGCCCCGCCGGTCAGGGCGGGGCAGGGGTGGGCTGGCTAGGCGGGGAGGTTGAGCCAGAAGCCTCCGAAGGGCTTCCCGTCCATGGTCAGGAAAGTCCCGGACGTATCGGTGGTGATGCAGGGACAGCAGCGCTTCGAATGCCACCAGATGGCCCCGTCTCCGCGCGGGGAATAGTTCTGCGTCTCCGTCAGCCAGCGGTTCATCCGGGCGATATGCTCCGCCCAAACCACCTCGAAGATCGGGCCGCGATCCTCCGGCTTCACCTTCTTCCGGCGCTCCTTGACTTCGGCATCAATGCCTGCGACGTCAAACTCAATCCAAATTCGCATGTTTCTCTCCTGTGTGCGAGGTTGGGAAGGATGCCCCGGCTTTCGCCGGGGCGGGGGATTAAATGCTCATGAACCCGTGGTCGGAGGCGAAGCCCACATAGCCGCCCGTCTTGTTGTGGGCGAGATACTCGGTGACGAGGAAGATCGCAGTCCACCGGCCTTCCGCGTTGCGAACCTTCATGTAGCGGACGGGGGTGTGGTTGGCGTCGAACTTCGCGTTGTTGAGGCCGGTGCGCTCCAGCGCCTTGTCGAGGTTGGCTTCGGTCTTGTAGGACTTCGCGGCGGCGATGCTCAGGACGTTCGTCATTTTCGCTCTCCATTTTCTCGGTTTCGATAAGATGATATTATCCGCCCGCTCCGGGGAAGTAAACCCCTTATCTCAACTTTTTTTGAGGGCTTTCCCGAATTGGCGTTTCAACGTATCCTCCGGGGAGATTTCTGGCGGAGCTTCGAATGATATTGATCACTGGGTGCGCGCGCAGCGGAACATCGCTAACAACTGGAATCATCAACGCTTGCGGCGCATCGCTGGGGAGCGGTCGCGTAAACGCTCTCAACGAAGCGGTGGACGTCCGGGATGGGCTGGTGAAGCCATATCTCAAGTCGATTGGCGCGGACCCACTGGGCCAGTTCCCGCTCCCGGATACCCGCGACGTCGAAAGAGAGCCAGCGCCTAGCTGGAGGGAGAAGGTTCTGGAGGGTCTAGGCCATCCGGAGGAGCCTTGGGCCTATAAGGGCGCGAAAATGTGTTTGATGTGGCAGGTATGGAACGCGGCTTTCCCGGAGGCGAAGTGGGTCATCATCCGCCGGGATCGGGAGAAGATAATTGATAGCTGCATCCGGACCAGCTTCATGCGCGCTTTCGGGAGCAGCCGGGAAGGATGGGGCGATTGGCATGACTTCCATGTTGAGAGATTTGAGGAAATGAAGGCGGCGATGCCGGGGCGCGTCCTTGAGTTCTGGCCGGGGATTGAGGTCGATGGCTTCCGGGAGGTTGTCGAGTGGAGTGGCCTCCCGTTTAACCGCGATGCGGCGCAGGCAGTTATCAATCCGGGGAAGTGGCACGGATGAGCCTATTGAGCGATGAGCTGCAACGGACGAACAAGGCGCTGTTGGCGGCGCGCGGGGAGAGTGTCACCTTCCGCCGCGTCACCGAAGGGAGCTATGACCCCTCCGCCGGGACCACCTCCGGGGATACGACTAATGATGAGACTGTAACCGTCTCCTTCATCGACTATCGCGATGACCAGATTGACGATGGCTTCATCCAGCGCGGGGATCGCATGGCGCTGCTGAATGCGGATGGCGTCTCGAAAGTCCCGCAGATCGGGGACCAGTTTGTTGGCGTCAACGATACCGTCAATGTGGTCAATGCGCGCGAGCTTCGCTTGGGAGGATCGGCTATCGTCTACCAGTGTCAGGTGAGGGCATAGGATGGCAACGCTAGACCTAGAGGCGCTGGCGAAGAAGTCGCAGCGGAAGGTTGAGACGGTTGCGCAGGAGCTTGTGAATGATCTTGCGGAGGCGGTGATAATCGGGACCATCAACAATCGCCCCGCTGGCTATCCCGGAACGCCCGTCAAGACGGGCAATGCGCGCGGCTCTTGGTATGCGCAGTTTGGCGGGGCAGGCGGTGGTCCATCGGGGATTGAAGACAAGGAGGGGTCAATCACTCTCGCCAAGATCAGCGTGGACGTTGCCCAGCTTAAGGTTGGGGATATGATCTCAGTCCTGAATGGGGCGAAGTATATTCGCGCGCTGGAGGAGGGGAACAGCAAGCAAGCGCCCCAAGGCTTCCTCCGGATTGTTCTGAATGACATCTCCCGGATCGCGGACGGGACCGCAGCGCGGATACGACCGCAATGAGCGCGTTCAACGACATCAGGGCCGCGCTTGAGGGCAGGATTGCAAGCGTCTCCGGAATTCCTTCCGCAGGAAATCGCGCTTGGGAGAATGTCCGCTTCAACCCTCCAACGGATAGCGCTTGGGTGCGGATGACGCTGCTTCCGGGGCCACAGCGCCCTTCCGTTATGGGGCCAGCCCCGCAGCTTCTCTACAATGGACTTTTCCAGATTGACGTCTTCGACCCGGCGAAGGGCGGACCAGCGGCGGCGGACCTTCTGGCAGACAACATTCGGAACGCATTCACTGTTGATGATTCCTTTACAGTCAACTCAACGACTGTTCGAATCAGATTCAGTGAAAGACTGGCGGGGAGAAATGATCCGCCTTGGTATCATGTCCCAGTTCAAGTATCTTGGTACACCTACCGGGCATGATTTACTTGTCCGCCAATCTTCGATAGGATTGATTGGCAGGACGCTGACAACTTGAAAGGAGCCAAAAATGGCTTTCGCACAAGGCTCGCGGTCAAGGCTTTCACTTGTTGTGGAAAGCTCCTTTGGCGCAACCCCTTCCAGCCCCAGCATGCTGACCCTCCCCTTCACCTCGCAGACGCTTGATCTCACCAAGCAGACGCTGGAAGGGAATGACATCCTCCCGGATCGCATCCCGCGTATCCTTCGCCATGGCAACCGGAACGCGGTTGGCGACATCACCGTTGACCTTCGGGCGAATGTCTATGATGAGCTGCTGGAATCGCTGTTCTTCTCCTCCCTCGCATCCGGCGCGGGGAGCATGAGCATCGGGACCACCCCGCAGTTCCTCACCATCGAAGATGCGGCGCTGGACATCACCCAGTTCCGGCAGTTCACCGGAATGGCCGTCTCTCAGGCCCGCTTCGCAATGTCTCCGAACAACATGGTGGAGACCGTCTTCTCAATGGTCGGGAAGGACATGGAGGTGGCCTCGTCAACCCTTGGGACGCCAGCGGCGGCGGAGGATGAGGAGCCGTTTGACAGTTACAGCGGGAGCATTCAGGAAGGCGGAAGCCCCATCGCCACCGTCACCGGCTTTGACTTCACAATCCAGAATTCGCTCAACCCGACATTCGTCATCGGCGCGGATACGACGCCCCAGCTTGAATTCGGGCGGGCGGTCGTTCAGGGGCAGATCACCTCATACTTTGAGAATGCAACGCTCCTGAACAAGTTCCTCAACGAGACGGAAAGCAGCCTTCAGCTTGTGATGGATGATGGCGTATCCGGGCGGACGTACACATGGGACTTCCCGAACATCAAGTACACGGGCGCATCCGTTCCCGTCCAGAACCCGCAGTCCCGCGTCATCACCCTTCCCTTCACGGCGCTGTACGACGCCAACGAAACGACGAACCTCAAGCTTACCAAATCTGGCTAACGCCGGAATGAGGCGGGCCGCGCGGTCCACAGGGGCGGTGGTGTTTTCGTCGGGGCATTGCCGCCCCACCCGACGAACCCGACAAAGGAGATGCTGAATGCCCGGAATTGATGAGGCAGTCGGACAGGCGGTTGAGTCCGCTGAAATGACGCTGGTCCACCCGGTCAGCGGAGAGCCGCTGGTGAATGATGATGAAAGCGAGATGACCATCACCGTCGCGGGGCTGGACAGTCCGCGCTACAAGGAGGTCGCCCACCGCCAGCAGGATGCGCGGCTTCAGGCGGCGCAGCGTCGTCAGGGCGCTCCGCTTTCCGCTGCGAAGATTGAGCGCGATGCGCTTGAGCTTCTGGCTGAATGCGTCATCAGCTGGCGCATCACCCTCGGTGGTTCTGCCAACCCTCCCTGCAACAAGGATGCGGCAGTCTCTCTCTTCAAGACATACCCTTGGGTGAGGGAGCAGGTTGACCGCTTCGTCCACGACCGGCGGAGCTTTCTGGGAAACTCATCGACCGCCTCGAAGTCTGGGCGGAAAAAGAGTTCTGGCTGAATGAGGATGCGGGGGATGGGACAACCCGCCGGGAGCATTTCCAGCGTGTCGAAGACGCAACCGGAAAGACGCCAGATGAGTTGTTCAATCCTCCGCCGCCGCCAGAAGTCAGCCATATTTGGGGGTCTTTTCTTGAGCTTTCCCTTGGGCGACAGGCTTCTGCATCCGGACCACTTCCGTTTAGCTTTTCTGAGATGGAAGCATGGTCTAGGCTAATGGGAACGCCGCTTTCAAGCTGGGAGGTGCAGGCAATAAAGCGGCTTGATATGTGCTGGTTGAAGCATCGGGCGAAGGAAACGCGGAAGTAGATGGCTGATATTGCTGACATTGGTTTCCGGGTAGACACCAGCGGTCTAGAACGCGCCAACGCGCTTCTGGGCCAGATCGGTCGCGCGGATGGGCCAGTGCGGCGCAGCGCCCAGCAGATGGGGCAGGCGTTCAACCGCGTCCGCTCCAGCGTCCTAAGCCTCCAAGGGGCAATCGCAGCGCTGGGCGTCGGAATTGGCCTCTCCTCCGCGATCCGGACGGTTTCAGAATTTGAGAGCGCGATTGCGGGCGTGGCGGCGGTAACGCGGGCCACCACGCAAGAGATGGAGCTTATGGAGAAGCAGGCGCGGGAGCTTGGCGCCACAACCGTCTTCTCCGCGCGGCAGGCGGCAAGTGGTATGGAATTCCTTGGCCGCGCAGGATTCAACACCCAGCAGATCATGGCGGCGATGCCGGGGACGCTTGACCTTGCGGCAGCGGCTTCGCTTGATCTGGGACGCGCGGCGGATATTGCCTCCAACGTCATCCAAGCCTTTGGCCTAGAGGCGGCGGAGATGGGCCGCGTGTCGGACGTTCTGGCGGGCGCGGCAGTCCGGGCCAACACCGATGTTAGCCAGCTTGCAGACGCCCTCAAATTCGCTGCGCCAATCGCGGCAGGCTTCGGCGTATCGGTTGAGGAGGCAACCGCCGCGATTGGGACGCTTTCAAATGCGGGTCTTCAGGCCACTCTGGCGGGTACAGGTCTCCGCCGGGTGATGACGGAGCTTGCGAACCCAAGCGATGATCTCCGGCGCTTCATGGGCGGACTTACGCTTGAGGCGGACGGGCTGAACGCGGTAATGGAGCAGCTTTCAAGCAGCACCATTGACACCTCATTGGCGCTTGAAATCTTCGGGGATCGCGGTGGCCCCGCCTTCACCGTCCTCAAGAGCGGAGCCTTCGCAACGAAGGAGTTGACGGCTGACCTCCGGGAGCTTGAGGGGGAGGCGCGACGGCTGGCGGAGGAGCGCCTTGGCGCAATGGAATTCGCCATGCGGACGCTTGTCAGCGCGACAGAAGAGCTTGTCCTTGTCATGGGCGAAGAAGGCTTGTCACAGGCGGTTCAGGACGTCGCCAACAGCCTTACTGAGTTCGCCCGATCCGAAGACGCGATAAAGCTTGCCAACAATCTCGGGGACGCGACCAAGGCGCTTGGGGACGCGCTCCTGTTCCTTGGCGAGAATATCACCACCGTTGGGACGGCGATGGGCGCGCTAATTGGCCTTAAGATGGGGGCCATTCTTGGGCCTTGGGGAGCGCTCGCGGGCGCTGCCATTGGCGCCGCCGCCGCCTTCTCGCAGCTATCCGATGACACCGAACGGGTTGTGGACCTTCTTGAGAGGCTGGATAGGGAGCTTCAGGGGAGCGAAGTGAGCACTGCCTTGCGGGAGCAGGGGGAGGCCGCGCTGGAGGCCGCGCTTGCGGATCGGGAGGCGCTGGCAGCATCAATTGCGATCCGGGAGGAGATGATAAAGCGCCGCAATGCTGACCGGGAGTTGATCCCCGGACTGGTGGGCAGGGATCGCGCGAACACGCCGCGCATTGATGTAATTGAGCTCCAAAGATTGCAGGCGCTCCAGATCGCGAATGAGGGGCGCATCGCCACAATACAGGGATCGCTGTTCGCGGACGCGCTGGGGCAGGGATTTGAGGGCAGGAGCCCAATCGCCCCGTCTGATGATGACATAAACAACGCGGTCAAGCTGACCGATGCGATGAAGCGCGCGATCCAGATAGGCGTTGAAGGAGTGGAGGTGCAGGAGGAGTGGGCCACCGCTATGGGGGATAACCTCCGCGCCAGCCTAGACGTGGAGGAAAGCTACCGCAGGACGGTTGAGGGCATAAAGCTGTCCACCTCTCTCCTCTCCTTGGACGAAGATACCCGCGAACGCATCCTTTTCATCGAGCGCCAGAAGCTTGCCGCGCAAGCGCAGGGCGTTGAGCTTACAGAACAGCAGATCGCCAACCTTGATGATCTTCTCCGGAAGCAGCAGGAGGAGCAGGACCGGGTTGAGGAGGTTGAGGAGGCGCGGAAGCGCGCGACAGAGGAAGCGGAAGCGCGGGCGGAGGAGCTTTCCAAGCCATTTGAGCGCGCAGCGGACAACATTCAGGACGCCTTCGCGGATACCTTGACGGACATCTTCGACAAGGGCGTCAGCAGCTTCTCCGATCTTGCTGACCGAATGAAAAGCATCTTCTTTCGCATGCTGGCGGAGCTTGCCGCCGCCGCAGTCATCCGCCCCATTATCCAGCCCGTTGTCGCCGCCGCAATCGGCGGAGCCGGAGCCGCGACCGGAGCCGCCGCAAGTCCTGCCACCGCCAGCCTGTTCAGCGGCGGATCGGGCGGCGGCATCTCCCAGAATGTCTTCTCCCTTGCCCAGAGCCTTGGGGGTGATCTTTTCGGAACCGGCGGAATTGGCGGTGGGCTGAATGCGTTCGGGGCAAATCTCGGCTTCTCCTCCGGCGCTCCTGCGATCCTTCCCGGCGCGGCGGGCGCAGCAGGACCGGGAGGAACAGTTCCTGCCGCTGGATCAATCTTCGGGACAACGACCTTCACCCAGTTCCTTGGAGGGGTTGGCGCAGGCTTCGCGGCGGGAAGCCTCCTGAATGGCCGTGGTGGGGGCTACCCGGTTGGCGGAACGAGTGGGTCAGGGATTGGGTCGCTTGGGGGCGCGGCAATTGGAAGGCGTTTTGGTGGGCCGCTTATTGGGGG